TGATAGGATGAATCGTTTTTCTCAGAAGCTAGATAGTATCGAAGATAAAGTAAACGACAACGCTCGTACTATCGATGTTATCAAAAAGACTTTTTGGTTGGTACTTGGTTCAGTATTTGTTGGTTTAGCTAGTCAGTATTTTATGTAACTTGGAGGTTATAATGGAACTTATTATTATTGGTCTTGCTCTTGTAGTTGGTGTGGCATATTGGATGTACACTAACCACGATAAGGTTGAAGACATTGTTGAGGAAGTCGAAGACGCTGTCGACGAGATTGAAGATAAGATCGATGAAGTCAAGCAAAAGGTCAAAGACAAGCTCGATGACATTCCTACAAAGGATGAGCTCAAGAAGCTGACTAAAGCAAAGCTCGAAGAGCTCGGCCGTGATCTTGGTATTGAGCTTGACAAGCGTAAAACCAAAGACAACATGATTAAAGAGCTCAACGAAAAGCTGAGCAAGTAACATGAGTCGTTTTTGGTATTGGCTACTCTCTCTATTCAAGAAAGAGTACGAAGTCACTGTATGGTTTGAAGGAAGTACCACTACTAACCCTGATGGTACTAAAGAGACTAGCCGTGATCCCAAGACTTATCTGTGTCGCAGTATTGTAAAGCTGTCTCAGAAACACATCAAACTAATCCTTACTACTAAAGAGCTGGTTGAGATTAAGACCGTCAACCCAGTTGGTTATGATGTAAAAACCAAAAAGTGGTCTCCTCCTAGTTGACATTTGCTCTATCCATGTGTAAAATTGGCGGTGTAGCCGCTAATAAATGGATATACTATGAGCGAATGGATCGACCGTAAGTATGCTGGTATAATCTCTAATCGCCTGGACAGATTCCAGGTAAAGAGCAACCAGCCATACACCGCGAACTTCAGATGTCCTATCTGTGGCGATAGTCAAAAGAATAAGTGGAAAGCAAGAGGATACTTCTTTTCTAAGAAAGGCGGTATCTTCTATAAGTGCCACAACTGTTCTTTCAGCGGTAACCTCAATACCTTCCTAAAGAATGTAGACCCTACTCTACATAAGCAGTATGTGTTTGAGACGTTTGCTGAAGGTAAACAACCCAACACTGCTCCTACTCCCTTTGACTTTTCTCAGCCAAAGTTTAAACCTAAGTCTGTCTTAGATGATCTGTTTACACGTGTAAAAGGTACTCCAGCAGAGGATTACCTGCGCTCCAGACATATACCTGAGAAAGTTTGGCCATCTCTATATTATGTTGATGATAGTCAGAAGTTGGAAGACTTGAGCGCTAGATATAAAGATAGAGTGCTTGGCAGTGATCCTAGATTAGTCATTCCTTTCTATGATCTCAAAGATAACTTAGTAGCAGTCAATTGCAGAGCGATTAATGATTGCAGGCTTAGATACATTACAGTCAAGATCGATGATAACGCACCTATGATCTATAATCTTAATAAGATCGATCGTAACCGTACCATATATGTTACTGAGGGCCCTATAGACAGCATGTTCTTAGATAACAGTGTAGCAGTAGGTAGCAGTGACTTAAATGCCATATCAAAGGTTCTAGACCGTGATAAGGTAGTCCTAGTATTCGACAATCAACCTCGTAATCAACAACTAATTGACATTATGTCGACTGCTGCAAGTCAGCAATATAAAATGGTTATATGGCCAAGTTCAATATTACAAAAAGATATCAATGAAATGGTAGAAAGTGGCGTTGACAACGTACAAAACATTATAGATAATAATACCCTTCACGGTCTGGCTCTGTCCGTCCGTTTAAATCAATGGAAGAAAGTCTAATGTACTCAGATAAGGTAATGGATCACTATGAGAATCCTAGAAACGTTGGTAAGTTCGCCGATGACGAAGAGGGCATCGGAACAGGCATGGTCGGCGCTCCTGCATGCGGAGACGTTATGCGGTTGCAAATCAAAGTATCGGATGACGGAATTATTGAAGACGCTCGATTCAAAACTTTCGGATGCGGCAGTGCTATTGCTTCTTCATCGCTACTCACAGAATGGGTTCGAGGAAAGTCCCTTGACGAAGCAGGAAAAATCAGTAATCGACAAATTGCTGAAGAACTATCACTCCCGCCTGTAAAGATACACTGCAGCGTGTTAGCAGAGGATGCCATCAAGGCAGCTATTAAAGACTACACAAATAAGATTTAATTATGTCTGATATTTACGTTATTAAGCGAAGTGGATCGCGCGAGGTGCTTGACCTCGAAAAATTCCACAAAGTAGTAATGTGGGCATGTGATGATATCAAAGGGGTATCACCATCAGAGATCGAACTAAAGTCCCACGTTCAGTTTTATAATAACATTGAATCTTCTAATATTCAAGAAACGTTGATTAAGGCAGCCGCTGATTTAATTAGCGAGGAAACTCCTAACTATCAGTACGTAGCAGGCCGTTTAATCAACTACCATTTACGTAAGCAGGTATACAATCAGTATCAACCTGAGCATTTGTACAACCATGTAAAGCGTATTGTTGATCTAGGGTTCTATACTAATGAACTGCTTGAATGGTATACCCATGAAGAATTTGATCAGATGCAGTCGTTCATCGATCATAGTCGTGACGAGTATCTCACGTATGCAGCGATGGAGCAATTCCGCGGCAAGTATCTTGTACAGAACCGAGCAACTAAACAAATCTACGAAACACCACAAACAGCCTACATGCTTATTGCTGCTACGTTATTTCACAGCTACGGTGAGGACCGAATGCAGTGGGTTAAAGACGCGTATAACGCCTTTTCGAATTTTGACGTTTCTCTCCCAACTCCAGTAATGTCTGGTGTGAGAACGCCTGTTAAACAGTTCTCAAGCTGTGTTTTAATCGAGACCGACGATAGCCTGGAGTCCATCAATGCAACTTCATCTTCAATTGTTAAGTACGTTTCAAAGAAAGCTGGTATCGGCATTGGCGCTGGTTCTATCCGTGCCCTTGGTCAGCCTATACGTGGCGGTGATGCTACTCACACTGGTGTTATTCCTTTCTTTAAGTTGTTTCAAGCAAGTGTTAAAAGTTGCAGCCAAGGTGGTGTCCGTGGTGGGGCAGCAACCTTATACTATCCGATCTGGCATCTCGAAGTAGAGGATCTTCTTGTATTAAAGAACAACAAAGGCACGGAAGATAACCGAGTACGTCATCTCGACTACGGTGTACAGTTTAACAAGCTGATGTATGAGCGTTTGATGCAGGGCGGTGATATTACTTTGTTCTCTCCAAACGAAGTACCAGAGATGTACGATGCGTTCTTTACAGACAACGATAAGTTCAAAGAGTTGTATGAGAAGGCAGAGCGATCAACAAAGCTAACAAAGAAGACAATGCCAGCTATTGATCTGTTCTCTGCGTTCCTACAAGAAAGAAAGGATACTGGTCGCATCTACCTGATGAATGTCGATCATGCAAACTCGCACGGTGCCTTTGATCCCGAGGTCGCTCCAGTTAGACAGTCTAACCTTTGCTGTGAGATTAACCTGCCAACCAAACCACTTCGTAGTGACGATGATCCAGACGGCGAGATTAGTCTTTGTACATTGGCCGCTATCAACTGGGGCAACATTAAGAATCCGGCCGACTTCGAAAAGCCAGCTACTATTGCAGTTCGTGCATTGGATGCGCTGCTTGATTATCAGGACTATCCAGTTAAGGCTGCAGAGCGTTCTACCATGGAACGTAGACCACTTGGTGTTGGTATCATCAACTTTGCGTATTGGTTAGCAAAGCATGACACCAACTACTCAGATCCGAACTTAGAACTTATCGATGAGTGGGCAGAAGCGTGGTCGTACTATTTGATTAAAGCATCGTCCGATCTTGCAATGGAAAAAGGTGGTTGTAAGAAAGGATGGCAGACGAAGTATTGTAAAGGGATACTACCAATCAACACCTATAAAAAGGAAGTGGATGAGCTAGTAAAAAGAAAACACAGTATGAACTGGCAAGTTTTAAAATTAAAGCTGTATGAATTTGGTATTCGCAACAGCACACTTATGGCTTTGATGCCTTCCGAAACTTCAAGTCAGATAAGTAACGCTACCAACGGAATTGAGCCACCTCGAAGCTTCGTATCAATTAAGCAATCGAAGGATGGTATTCTCAAGCAGGTAGTACCAGAGTATCGACGACTGAAGAATAAGTATGAGCTTCTGTGGGATCAAAAGAGTCCAGAAGGATACTTGAAGATCATGGCTGTACTACAAAAGTACATTGACCAAGGCATATCTGTTAACACATCGTATAACCCTCAGCACTATGAAGAGGAAAAGATTCCGTTGAGTGAAATGCTGCAGCACCTTGTAATGTTTTACAAGTATGGTGGTAAACAACTTTACTACTTTAACACTTACGATGGTGCGACCGATGAAATGGAACCACCAGCACACTCATACGAAGGGCAGCCAGTAATAGAAGATGATGACGACTGTGAGAGCTGCAAGATTTAGGAGCAACAATGCGATCTGTATTCGATACGAAAAAGGTTGACAATGTCACCCAACCAATGTTCTTTGGTGCACCTGTTAACATTGCTCGATATGAAAATCTTAGATACAAAACATTTGATACACTTACTGAGAAACAACTTGGCTTCTTTTGGAGACCAGAAGAAGTAGATATCGGTAGGGACAGTAAAGACTTCCGTAGCTTGTCTGATCACGAGCAACATATCTTTACGTCTAATCTAAAGAGACAGATCCTTCTTGATAGTGTACAGGGCAGAGCTCCGTCTGAAGCCTTCATGCCTATATGTTCGCTGCCTGAGTTAGAGAACTGGTTAGTCACATGGACGTTTAGTGAGACCATTCATTCTCGCTCGTACACTCACATCATCCGAAACATCTACAGCAATCCAAGTGAGATATTTGACAACCTACTCGATATACAAGAGATTGTAGACTGTGCGAAAGACATTAGTAAGTATTATGATCTGGTAATTAAGCAGCCAAACAAACAGAACCTTTGGATGGCCCTCAATGCAGTAAACGCATTAGAAGGTATTAGGTTCTATGTTTCCTTTGCATGTAGCTGGGCATTTGCTGAGCTCAAGAAGATGGAAGGCAATGCAAAGATTATTAAGTTTATTGCTAGAGATGAGAATGTACACCTAGCATCAACGCAACAGATGCTAAAGCTCCTTGCGAGAGACGACAAAGAGTTTGCAGCGATAAGGGAACAAAGCGAACAACAAGTAATTGATCTATTTGATAGTGTCGTACAACAAGAAAAGAAATGGGCAGAGTATTTGTTTAAAGACGGATCAATGATTGGTCTGAATGCTCAACTACTTGGAGATTACGTAGAGTGGATAGCCAGTAAAAGAATGCACGCTATCGGATACAAGTCTCCTTACAGAGTCGAGCAAGCGAATCCATTGCCGTGGACGCAGAAGTGGATTAGCGGTGGAGAAGTACAGGTGGCACCACAGGAAACAGAGATTACCTCATATGTTG